AGTCCCCCGACCCCTTTTCATTTCTTTCCCCCAACGGAAGTCTTTCCCCATTATCTATCAGTCTATCAGTCTATCAGGACAGAAAAGAATGGGGTTATTATTGAATGGGAAACAAGGGGTTACTTATACAATGAAATGAATTGAGCTGGTGTTATCTTAGTAATGATACTCAATGGGTCGCCTCCACAGAAGTCACTCAACATTTTGTTCTTCATTATGTTCGGACAACTTGACATATCAAGACCCGCCATTTTCGCCATTCGTTCTAATGGGATTACAGTCACAATGCCTCCATATGTCTCTTCTGATAGAGTATAATATAGACCTCTCCAAACCTCGTCTGGTATCATTAATCCACTTGGTGTTTCTGTTTGCTTGAGTGTCCTCATATCATACATATACATACCTAAGCCTACCAACTCACCTCCAAACATATCTTTAGATATCGTATTCACAATCGTGAATTTACCGTTGTCAATGTAATTCCATTCGTAGTCACTGCGTTGTATGTGATTGAATGTTTCTAATGCGACTTTGGCGTGTCGTTCCCTTTCTTTCCCCTCTGGGACTACGTCTGACATACCACTGGGAATGACTATTGAATATGCGAATTTGGTTATAGGTGTCTTGGGGAAAGGCACCTTACTGGCTTGACGACGGGCTTGACGACGGGCTTGACGGCTTGACATTGTATCTTGCTTGGTTGGGTAGTGTATCCAGTAGGGAATTAAGACGGGTTCAATTGAGGGCTGACCGATAATTATAAATCATAAATGCCTAAGCCTATTGTTTCGTGATTAACATTTATCGGTCAGCCCTCAATTGAATCCGTCTTTTTGCCCTATACAAACTGATACCTAACCAACCGTATCCGATTTAACTATGAGCCTTATTGAACTCGCTACTGAGCTGTCTAAGACCAGTGAGGAGGTTGTTCGCCTCCAGACCCTCCGTGAGGAAGCTCTACAGAAGGTGGAAGCAGCCCGTCTTGTATTGAAGCAAGAGGAACAAATACATAACGAAATCCTATCACAGATTGAAGATACTAACGCCAAGGTGGAGCAGATACAGGTTCAACTCAGGGAGCTGATTAAGCCTAAGGAGAATAAGGTTGTTGAGAAGGCTCCTGTGATTGATATCTCTGACAAGAAGCCTACTATCCGTCGTAGGGACAGGTGGTCGGATTCCGACTCCGAAGACGAGTATGAAGACGACCGTTCAAGCAGGTCGTCCAGATACTACCGAGAGGCTGTCAAGTATAGTGCTGACGACTACACCAAGAAGTGTATGGACTGGGAACAGCATAAGGTATTACGTGACCCTACGACTGGCGGTGACTTGTCTCTTACCCACTCCTGTTATATCCCTCGTATCTATGTTCCAAAGGAAGTCGCTCTTGGAATTATCAAGGACAAGCTCATTAAGGCAGGACACACTACCTATACCCACTTAGACAAAATTACCCTTGTCAAGAAGGAAGACTTCGGTGAATTTGCGTCTTACTTCCTTAACGGTCTGACAAGGTCTTCTAAGAAGTATCTGGTTGATAAAGAGAGGATTTCATACAGCCCATTAAAGGTTTCTGGAATAGATTACCCTGCTGGATATATGATTATTGGTGTTCCAACGAGGGAGTATTATTATTCACCTTCGCCTCTACGATAAGCTCATTCATTCATTCATTGTTTAATCCCATTCTTTTCTTATGGACTGAGTGATTGATAGATTGATAGGTGTTTGGGAAAGTCCCCTGACGGGGTTTATGAATTAGGTCTAACCACTTTCTGAAAGTCCTCTCAAAAATCAAACCAGTTGAATATGAAGTAATAAAGTATGACCTTATAGGTAAAGTTGAAGACCCCAATCGTTCAGTCCTATCTAAAACCAAACCTTCTACGGTAGTCCAACCAACTGCCTCGTAATGAAGGCTTGTTCCATAGAACCCACCTTGATAATGCTCCAGCTGAGTATGGGTCATTCCAGTTCTCTCTCTTACGGTGTCTATCCAAGTATCTCTTCATTCTGGACGCGTCCTTATTGATTGTGTAGTCACTCATACCCTCTGCTCCAAAGTCGGTATGCTTGACAGGTTCCTTTCCCTCAAACCACACTGCTCTATACTTCTTACCCTTACGAGGACTATTATAGAGTTTGACCTGTATAGACATATATATACAACTGACATTTAATATTGACGTTCCCTCTCAAAATGTCTTCCGATTGATTTTTATCTTCGCTTATGTTATAGAGTAATGTCCTTAGCCAACTACTTATCTGGGTCTGGACGACTTCCATTCGTCCAGAATGAATACCGTGTTCGTGACCTCAAGGTCACTCAAATGGAGGCTCAATTGATTGGTGCTCCTATCCAGCTTAGGGGCGTTGGGTTTGGTGGAGACGGGACGCAACAGATACTTGGTATTGACCGTATCAACTGTAACTCGCTCAGGGCGGGTCTCATACTTGACGGGTCGGGTAATGATATCATTTCTATGTCTGACAATGAGGTTGATATCTCTGGGTCTCTGGCTGTTGGTTCCTCTGCTGACCGTGTGGATAAGTTTAGTGCTGACGCAAACCTCGTTCAAGGGTATGCCTCCTATGCTGGGAATGACACTCGCCGAGCTGCCCGATTTGACCTATCCGTATCTGGTGGCGACGGGTCGGCTTCTCACCAAGCTCTTCGTGGTAATATGTCTATGGCTTCTGGGTCTCACTCTGAGGAGGGCTATGGTGCGTTCAACCTCGCTCAGCAAAACGACGGCTCTCAGGTAGATAGCAACCTTATCGGACAGGTCGGGTTCGCCCGTGTGCTGGAAGAGGACGCTGCCGACCAGCCTCAGCAGTGGATTGCGGGAACCCAGTCTATCATTGGTTCTAACGACACAGCTGACGTTCCTACCGCTGCGATTGTGGCTGCCTCTCTGTCCCACGTGACCTATGACACAGCACTCAACGGTAAGGCTCACGGCTATGTTGCCTCTCGTAACGGGTCGGGTGCTGGTGGGACGGCTGGGTCTGCTTACAAGGTCTTGATTGGTGGAGGTATTGACGATTGGGAGTATGGTGTGGATTTAGACACTGGCTCGGGAGCTAACAACTACAGCGTGGCTGATATGCGTCTGTCCCAGTCTAACCGTATCCACACAGGTTCAGGTGCTCCTGCGTTCGCCACCACTGCGGGGTCTATGTATCTCCGCATTGACGGAGCCAATGCTGGTGAAGTGTTGTATGTCAATCACGACGGACTGTCTGGAAGCTGGGCTGCCCTCTCTTAATTTCTTTGTATTATATATAGATATAATACAATGTCCTTTGCTGATAGACTTGAAACAGGAAGCAAACTTCCATTTGTGCGTGGTGAGTATAGGCTCAGTGACGCAAGGGTAGGAGAGCTTAGAAGCACATTGATTGGAGCACCCGTCCAGCTTAGGGGAGTGGGTATGTCAGGTGAAGGCAATCAATTGATTGGTGGTTTGAACCGACTGGCTTCCAATCAGTTGGCTTCTCTCACAGCTCGTGCGGGAGAAGACCCCATTGTTGCCTTCTTGGACGAAGGGTCTATGATTATAGACAAGCGTCTTATCATAGACGGGTCGCTCGTGGTTGTAGGGGACGTAGATATATCAGGGAGTATCATTCATACTGGGGACTTTGATATTAGTGGTGATTTGGAAGTCAATGGTGACGCTTCATTCAACTTGGACGTATTCATTGGAGGTGACCTCACTGTTGTAGGCACTGTTATCAAGAAGGACGAACTGGAGGTGAGTGGGAACATTGACTGTTCTGGTAATATCACTGCTGAGGATAACATTATCATTCAAAACGGAGACCTCTTCATAGAGTCCGGTAGTATGGTTATAGGAGATTTAAGCCTGAACTCTGAAGGCGTTGTTAATAAGAGGATATATCAGGAGCTTAACCCTGACCCTTCTTGGAATGCGGTCAATGGATACTACGGATTAGCGAAGGACGCATATCCAGCATTAGACCCTTACTCTTCGGGTGTAAAAGCGGTTTCAGAATGGACTATAAGGACTTCTGCCGCTGATAATATGTGGACTTCTATTACTTGGGCTCCTGAATTGGGTTTGTTTGCTGCGGTTGCTTCTACAGGAGCAGGTGATAGAGTAATGACAAGTCCAGACGGTATCAATTGGACTATAAGGACTTCTGCCGCTGATAATCAATGGTTTTCTATTGCTTGGGCTCCTGAATTGGGTTTGTTTGCCGCGGTTGGTTCTTTAGGAACAGGTAATAGAGTAATGACAAGTCCTGACGGTATCACTTGGACTTCAAGGACTTCAGCAGCTGATAATATTTGGGAGGGTATTGCTTGGGCTCCTGAATTGGGTTTGTTTGCTGCGGTTGCTTCTACAGGAACAGGTGATAGAGTAATGACAAGTCCAGACGGTATCAACTGGACTTCAAGGACTTCAGCAGCTGATAATGATTGGAGGGGTATTACTTGGGCTCCTGAATTGGGTTTGTTTGCTGCGGTTGCTATTACAGGAACAGGTGATAGAGTAATGACAAGTCCTGACGGTATCACTTGGACTTCAAGAACTTCAGCAGCGGATAGGTTTTGGCGTAGTATTGCTTGGGCTCCTGAATTGGGTTTGTTTGCCGCGGTTGCTTTTACAGGAACAGGTGATAGAGTAATGACAAGTCCAGACGGTATCAATTGGACTATAAGGACTTCTGCCGCTGATAATAATTGGTCTTCTATTACTTGGGCTCCTGAATTGGGTTTGTTTGCTGCGGTTGCTTATTCATTGACAGGTAATAGAGTAATGACAAGTCCTGACGGTATCAACTGGACTTCAAGGACTTCAGCAGCTGATAATGGTTGGTATGGTATTGCTTGGGCTCCTGAATTGGGTTTGTTTGCCGCGGTTGCTATTACAGGAACAGGAAACAGAGTTATGACCTCTTCTCTCCAAGGCAGACCCCCTACCAGCTACAATGTATTTGACAGCAGTTTTAATAACATTGACAGTATTGGGAACTGGACTATCGCGGCAAAGGACTTAATCTACAGTAGTGATATCAAAATGACTACAACAGACGCTGCGGCGGGGGTGGTTGATTTATCTGGTGGGTTCCTATTATCTGCTTCCTCAGGAAGCGACTCAGGACAATTTTTAAGAGTTCGTATCAATGGGACAGTATATAAAATTAATTTGAGGGACGACACATAACCTTCTTTTGCTTAGTATATATATATGGAACAACTCAAGGAAGCCAAAGCATACGCCCTATCTGATAGCGACCTCAAGCAACTCACTGGGCGAACCAATGTATTCACCTATCCCACTCTTAACAACGTCCGCAACATTGACGAGGTTCTCAAGCACGAAAAGGGCGGGATAGGACACGCCATTGTCCTATATCTAACCGACGACGAGAAGACCGGACACTGGATTGCGATTATCAAGCGGGGCAATACCATAGAGCTGTTTGACCCCTATGGGAACTCTACCCGCACTCTTAACAAAGACCTCAAAGGCGGGTTCCAGACCGAACAGAGAGGCACCCTATTGGAGGATTTAGTCCGACGCTCTGGATACAAGCTCGTTCATAACTCGTCCAAAGTCCAACCCGTTTCACCCGACATTCAGACCTGTGGAAGGCACACTGCGGCTCGGGTTATGTTCTCACACCTTAGCCTTCCTGACTACCTCAGAACCATTAAGAGCCTTGCTAAGGAAGGTGGGGTCACTGTGGATACCTTTGTAACTGCTCTAACAGAGAAGTTTATGGGGGGACTGAAAGACCTGAGCGGAATAAGGGGTTCGGGCGGGGGTATACCCCAATAGGGGTTCTGGGGTGGAGACCCCACCTGAGCGACTGATAGGTTGATAGGACTTTCAGAAAGTAGTATGGGCGAGGAACAGAACGGGAACCAGTCGGGGGACTTTCCGAAACACCTATCAACCTATCAGTCGCTAAGTCCCCATAATGAGGTAAAGTTTAGGAGATTATAATGTAATACTTTTATATATATGGCGGTAAATTATACAGAGGAATTGAACCTTGACTTATCCTATGGGAAGGACAGAGAGAAGGCATTGAAACAGACGCTGGAAGAGTATTTCGGTATGACACTTGACGAGACCCCTCCTACCTGCTCTTGGGACTTTGAGAACCTCACCAGTGGGGTAAGGGTTGAACTCAAGAGCCGACGCTTTGACAGTAGGCGATACACTGACACCTACATAACCAAACGGAAGCTTCTTAAGTCCTTAGAATATGAGGGGACGACCTACTTCGTATTTGAATTCACTGACGGGTGTCTTATGACGATAGACGCTAAGGAGTGCCTGTCCTGTAAAGTTGTCAAGGTCAAGACCCACTTGGGAGAGAAGAGGAATAACCTTCTTGTGCCTATGAATGCTATGCTCCCTATCAAAACCGCCGAACCTGTCAGGTGTTTGATAGTCCTTTAAGTATGTAAAGTTTGATATATATTTAGGTAAAAACCACTTAAATATATACTTATTACATAGTATATAGATAATTATCGGTAAGCATTCCAATTGAATTCCTTTTTTTATCCATATATGACAGGTATGGAATCACCAATGACTTCTATTAAGTTAGAGAACCGCTATCCCGCTTCGTGGGAAACGAACCGCCTATGCTTTGTGGAGCATTACACTCCCGAGGAAGTAAATCTAATGAAGTATATCCTATGCTGTGAGAACGCCGATATGCGGAAGGCATTCGGTCTTGACCTCAAGCACCACAATCCCAGTATATGCTATGAGAGTAATGAGGAACACCTTATGAAGTATATTTCATTGATTGACGCTGGTGGGAATGTCGCCGTCAAGTATTCTCGTTCTAATGGGTGCGACTATGGGCGTTATTATTCTTTCAAGTCCCTTTCCATTGCTTGTATCCATAGAACCATTCGTCATACCATTCTTAAGGACAACTGGGTAGATATTGATTTTTCCAACTGTCACCCCGTTGCCCTATTATCTATGCTTCGCAACAGTGGCTACACTGGGTCTATGGAGTATCTCAAGCAGTATGTGACTGTTCGGGAGGATACTCTTAAGAAGATTATGTCCTTCCACTCTATCACCCGAGACCAAGCTAAGACGCTTATGTTACGCCTTCAATACGGCGGGTCATACAAGGAATTCCGTAAGGAGAACGGACTTGACCCCCTAAAAAAGTCGGCATTTGTATCTAAGTATGAAGCTGAAATGGCTGAGGTTATGGCGTTCGCTGTGGAGAAGAACCCCGAACTCTACCTTGAGGTGTTTGAGAAGAAGGGGAAGACACAAGCAGGACGCTCTACTCTCGCCTACATTCTCCAAGACATTGAGTGTAAAATGCTTGATATCCTCTTCAATGTCCTCACTGAGAGCCATTACATTCCAACCCGCCATTATAACAACCAGACCCACTATGAATGTGCCCTCTCCTATGACGGTCTGACTGTCCGCACTACTACTCGCCGAGAAGACCTTCTTCGCAAAGCAGAAGAACGCATTCATAGGGAGTTGAATGTGAGCGTCCGTCTTGAATACAAGGAGTTCTCCGAGGCTATCCCTATCGCCAACACCCCCGAGGAGATACTACGGCTTATTGATACGGACAAGGGTCACAAGATACGGGACGATATGGCTGAGTTCTTTATGAGGCACACCTACTCATTCCCTCGCTATGACCTCGGTATAGAGGATATCTCTTGCTTCAATGATATCTATCTGGTTCGCCTCTTCGTATCCATTATGGGCGACAGGCTCGTCAAGTGTGGCGGGGTCGTCTATGTCTATAACGAGGACACTGGTATATACTCGTCCAAGAAGGAGGATATCATAGCACAAGTTACAAGGCACTATAACAAGCTGTCTATTGTATCTATGCTTAACGAGGAAGAGGCGGAGAAGAAGCGGAAGGCTCTCAAGGTCACTCGTCTAAGTGGGCGTGATAAATACAATGTCAAGTTCCTCGCCAATTCAAGGGCTTCTACGGACATTCTATCAGGCACTATCCTTGCTTCTCAGTTGAGGGAGCAACCCCTATTCATTCAAGAGGGTATGAACCGCACTACGGGTATGCTCTTGTTCTCCAACTGTATCTACGATATGAACTCCAACCGAACAGTAGGGTTCAACCCGAAGTATGTCTTCCTCCGTAGCATTCCCAGACCCTTTATGCCTCGTGCTCCTCAGGATATTATGGACGAGGTCAATAAGATACTCTATACCGACCCATATGCTGAGGGGTCTAAGCTGGGTATCTATGATAAGCAAATGGTGTCGCTCTTCATATCAGGTAATCCCGACCTCAAGCGGTTCCTTATCAATGTCGCTCCTTCCAACTCAGGCAAGGGTGTTATGACGGCTGCTCTCAAGTTCGCATTCGGTTCATTCATTACGGAGTTCAACGGCAACAATCTACTCTACTCCAAACAGACTGAGGACGAGGCTCTCAAGAACAAGTGGCTGATTGACTTGGAAGGCACTCGTATCGCAGTAAGCAATGAGATACGAGTGAATGACAAGAGTATTCTGGACGGCAACCTTATCAAGACGCTCTCGTCTGGTGGCGACGAAATGTCTGTCCGCGGTCTTTACAAGGAGCAACGCCAAATGATTATGAGGACGGGTATTCGTATCAACTGTAACGCCCTCCCTGATATCTATCCGAATGACAAGGGTCTTCATAACCGAGTGCGACACATAGACCAGACCAATACCTTCGTAGATAATCCCACTCTAACCAATGAACGCAAGGCAGACCCTCTTATCAAAGCCAAGTTCAGGGACAACATTCAATATCGCAATGCCCTGTTCTGGCTCATTGTGGAATCATACCGCGAGGTCAAGGATAAGACACTGGAAGAGATTGATATCGCGGAAGTAATGGATATTGTGGAGAGCACTCACGGTATGACTGACGACGAAATCGTTAAGCGGAAGCTTCTAAATAAGTATGACTTCACAGGCAATGAGACGGACAAGGTGCTATTCAAAGACCTGAGAGCCGTTGTGGAGCGTATGAAGATTGAGAAGGAGGTCAAGGGTTACAGTGATAAACGTCTCGCCCAGTTGCTTCTCAATGAATGGGGTTGCCGACCGAAGTCTGACGGGACTAAGGTTTATCGGGTGGGTATCAAGCGTAAGGAGGGCTACTCTGACGACGCTGAAGCTGAATGAGTTTATGACCCCTTCGTGATATTATTTAAACATTCTTTTCTTAATTCACCCCAATTCTTTGAGCCGTTTCTTTATTGAGTATTCCATACAATACTGAATAAGTCTTCCTTAGCAACTTCAGTAGGTTCTCTTGGCTCTTCGTTATGGGTATGGCTTTCAGGGCGTGGGAGATTGCCCCCTCCTTCTGTAACAATGGCTTCACAGTATAGACATTCGCAAGGTTATTGACAAGGCGGTCTATCTCTGCTCGTATCTTATGGGGCGGGGCTTCGTGGTTCTCTATCACAAAGATAAGCGTCGCTATGTTGGAACAGACCTGATTGAGAACGCCCAAGTCCGAGTTCAGGATAGCATTCAGGGAGTTCAGGATATTCAACTGTTCCGTCTCGTGTTCCTTATTACCCTTTACGAACTTCAATCGGTATGAAGCCAGAGCGAATGCCCTCTTCAAGGACTTGAAGTAGTCCCCTATGCTGGAATAGAACTCTATGTCTTGGATAAGGGTCTTCTGTGTATCCACTGGTTTCAGGTTCTGGCGGACACCTTTGATACGAACGTCATATATAATGCTGAACTCCGTGAATAGCTTATCAGGTAGATACGCTACAATATCCAACTTGAATAGACCCTCTGACTGGATAGCATACGCAAGGTTGAATGAATGCCCTCGGTAGGTAAGAACTCCATTCATAACGTCCCTCGGTTTCCACCTTAGGATATGAGGGCGTATCTCCTTCTTAATGTCATAGAACTCAACGATTGACGGTTTGGGGGTCAAGAGAGAAAGGTATATATTCTTCTCTTCCTGTGTGAGTATGTCTTCCTCCGCCAGTTTATTGACCTTCTCTCTTAGGGGGGCTGCCTCATAGTCCTCATAGTCTAAAGTCTCTGGGACTATCTCCCACTCAGGAACCTCTCCGATTTTTATGTCCCCTATATATATGTCCGGTGTCTTGCGTAGCTTGTTAATGATAGTCTTAAAGCGGGTGATTACCTCATTGATATTCTTGGCGTTGTATATCTCATACAAATCAACGTCAGAGGCATATTGCTGTGAGCGGACTGAGAACGACCCCATAACCTCTGCCTCTCCTCCCAAGGATATATTGGCTATGATATTCTCTATGGTGTTTGAGTAGTTGATAGGGTAGTCCTTCTTTTCTAACGTTTGGGTTGGGGTATCCTCTATAATTTCATTCTGTGGTTCCATTCCTCCTCCTTTCAATAACGGTATATTATATCTCTCTACTATCTCCTTATCAACCTTACGAGCAGGGCTTCCAAACAAAACAGCATACAACCTCGCCAGACCCCACTGGGTGGCGGACACATTCGGACGACTACCTGAGGAGTAATAAGCTCCTTCTCCTTTTTTCACTATCTCTCTTAACGCCTTCTCTGGAACTCCTATGGCTTTGGATATACTCCGTATGGACGGACTGGCTCCGAACCTCTTCTCAGCAAGGATAGTCCATTTGGAGCGTCGCTTGGGGAACTTTACCTTCGGGCGGTCCTTACCTTGTCTAATAGATTTAATCTGCTTCTCTCTATCCGCCTTAGACAAACCCTTGGGAACATACAGACGGGGTATATTAGTCATATATACTACCTACAGAATATAAATATAAACTGTAATCTGTAATCAATGGAAGAACAGGTGAGTTTTACGGTGCGTAAAAATCGTAACGGTGATAGCGAGTATGAGCGGTGTCCCGATTGTAGGATATATATTCCTAAGGGAACCTTAACAATTCACCGAAGGAGGAAGTGTTTGTTTTATAAGCCTGACGGGTCGGTTGGTTGCTATTACATAAGGTCGGTCAAGAAGACATAACTGGGGTTCTGGGCGGGGGTATACCCCATTGACGCATTATTTTATATACATATAATATAATGCTAAGTGACAAAGCTATCAAAGATATAGTCAAAGGTATCAAACCTCGTTTGTTTAAGGGCGGGGTTAAGCCAAGTGAGGACAAGTTCTATAAGGCTGCGAAGGAAGCGTATGCGCCACAAGCACCCGCCAACTTAGACCAGTTTGATAGAGTAATGGATACACCCACAATGGACGCTTATAAGTATGGGAATACTATCCTCGTAGGTGTGCGTGGAACCGACTTTAAAAGTGCTACGGATTTAAAAGCCGACGCTTCTATCGCCGTTAATAACCTCAAGAATTCTAACCGTTATGTCAAGGACAAGAAGGACTTTCAAGCCTTGGTTCAACGCTTTCCCCCTGCGAACCACGAATACTATCTGGCGGGTCATTCCCTATCGGGTGCGGTCAATCAACAACTCAAAAGGGACTTCCCATTCATTAAGGAAGGGGTCAGTTATAATCCAGCTTTCCAGCCCTCTGATTTAGCACAGCAAGACCCCACTTTCAAACGCTACTACACCAATACCGACTTCCTCTATAACCTCGGGGGCAAGTTCTTCCGCAATGTCAATATGGTCGCCCCAGATAAGCCCAAGGGATTGAAGGGTTGGCTCACTCCTAAGGGTGTATCAGGACACTATATAACGAACTTTGCTAAGCTGTATCAAGGCAATCAAATGCGGGGAGCAGGTAATATACAGGCAAGGGTAGGAAGGGCTCTTGACCGTTTTGACATTGGACTTATGATAGAAAGTCTGGTAAGGTCATTCCAAGCAGGAACCTATTCTGGTGACCCTCTGAACGAGTTCAACACTCTTGAAGCTGATTATAACTTAGAAGAACTAATGTATAGGATACGTGATACTGTTATAGCAGTAGCGGCTTATGATTTAATAGACCCAGAGAATGGTGCTTCACTGAAACAAATGTTTGACGAACAAGTTAAACCATTTATGAGAGAATACAGACTTATTATAACCGCAGACGAGGACGGTATTGATATCGTTAGACTACCTCCTCCTACTCCACTTGAAACTATTGAGGCTTCTATTGTTACACAACCCTCTGGAGAAATTGCTCTTGCGTTCCCAGAGGGTCAAGTTCCTGCCGTCTTACAACAACCGGTTCCCGTTCCTGTGCCTATTGCTGTCAATCCATACGCCGCTCCTGAGGTCTATGTTGCTGGAACGGACGCTGGAGAGGTCACTGTCCCAGCACCTGAACCCCGCGGTAAGGGCAAACGAATGTCTCGTCCTGCGAAGGTCGTTCCTGAGGATAGTTATGAAGAGGGGCGACGGAGAGAACGGAGAGAACAGAGAGAAGAGGACGAAGATAGAATTCGTCGGTTGATACTAATCAGGGACGAGATACGAGCCAGAGAAGCCAGAGAGGCAGAAGAAGCAGCAAGAGAGGCTCAACGGGAAGCAATGCGTAGGGAAGTGGCTCGGACAAGAGGAACACTCAGGGGAAGAGATTATCCTACTGAATACTATGGACGCAAGGGTAGAGGCAAAGTCAAGGGCGGAGCGGACAGCTTACAGAAAGGACTGGCTACGGAATATAGAGCACAGTTACAGAGGTCAGGCAAACAAGATTCCGAACAGAACGACTTCTATGGTCTGGTCGTCCATAGTGGGGACAAGAACCCTAACCAGAGGGGAGCGAACAAGTATGCTGACCCCGACAATGAGTATGACCCCAGAGTGGATTTGGAGTTCAAGAACTATGGGAAGAAAATGGCGGGACAGGTCTATGACGAAATGTTGGAGGACGACGGAACAGGACAACCCAATCTCAGGGACTACGCGGATAAAGCTCATTCCAAGTTCAAAGCAGAGGTTCGTAAGCGGAAGGTAGCAAAGGCTGAAAGAGAGAAACGAGAGAAGGAGAGGCGTGAGAAGCAACGCAAGGAGGACTTGGCGAAGCTGGAGAAGCTTGTCAATGTGACCCTGCCTGAGAATGAGAAGGCTCTATACGATATGAAACGTAGAGAATCTGACAAGGTCATACAGACAAAATTCAAATACCAGACACCAGAGAAGGAAATGGAACGCATACAAAGCCAAGAGCGTATGGTGAATCGTATCAAGCAAGAAATCCAAGACCTCAGTCAGAAGTATGGGGTCACAATCCAAGAGGAAGAGGAAGAGGAAGAGGAAGAGGAAGAGGAAGAGATTATCCTTGAGGACGACGACGAGGCGGCTGAACCCAAGAGGGGAAAGGGAAAGGGCAAACGAGGAGGAGGCAAACGAGATACCAGTCAGCTCACCGTCCCAAAACGGATAGAGAGACTGTTAATGGGTAAGCTCAAGTCATATCCTGAGAAGTATCCCAATGTTCCAACTGCTAAGATTATAGTGGCTACAAACATAATGGAGAAGGCTCTTAAGGATATTGAAGGGATAAGCGAACCCTATATGAAACACCTCCTCGGCTTTCTTGAAAGCATACGAAAGGAAATGAATAGGCTCAATGAATTTGAAGACACTGTCATTCCCACTGCTGACAAAGAAGAAGCCGAAGACACAGCCGTATATATACACAGGGTCATTAGTTATATCACAAGCAAACCCTTGAAACCCTACTACTTCTATGATAGAAAGGTTGGTTCAGCTGGTGATAATGCTGCCTATGACCTTATGGAACACCTTGAGGCTGACCTCAGACAATACACTGACGACCCAGAGGACGGAACTCCCCGACGCATATTCAGGGACATTTATTCAGGCAGGTCAGTCCCTGCTCGTTCCAAACTCGTCCCATTAGAAGGGAAGGGTAAGATAGACGACTTAGTAAATAGGGTCGTTAGAGGTATGAAACAGAGTGTAGGACAGACAATGGGTCAAGGACTACTATCTATGTTCCTACCCACCTAAGTCTGGTGTCTCTTATATTAATTTCTAACTCTTATATATAAGAATGTCAATGGATAGTAAAGCAGTTCAGTTGGCTCTTCTCTCTCGTGCTAACAACCGAGCAGAGCAACGCCAACTCAATGTTCCTCTCTCTGAGCGTTTAGCAGGTCATTCATTCTCGGGCGGTATATCTGGAGGACAGGCTACGGTGTCCCACCCAATCCAACAGACCCGAACTATCCGAGGGAAGGGACGGGACGGACGAGTGGTGGCGGACAAGCTCCCACTCCGACCTGACGCTCCCGCTATGGCTCTTGAAGGGCGAGGTAAGCGTCAAGGTAGGAAGGACAGAGAGGACGAGAAACTCGCTATGGAGGTTAAGGGACTGAAGGATATGGAAGGCGGACGCAAACACTTTCAAGACCACAGTGGGGGCGGGACTTTAGAGATTAAACACCACGGTGGGGCAAAGAAGGCTCAAGATTTGGGTCGCAAGTATATGGAAGCGTTAATGAAAGCAGACCCCGAGTTGGCTGAACTTCACGGGGCAGGTCTGTTTGACAAGTTCCTTGAAGGAGCCAAGACATTCGGCAAGGGGTTCCTTCTTCCTATCAAGGCGGCGGGTGCGATTGGAGAGGCTACGGGAATTGCTCCCCTTGCGGCTATCGGTAAGGCAACGAAGGCTGTGGGATTGGGTAAGGGACGACGTAGGGGTTCTGGGGTGGAGACCCCAATGAGGGATATGGAAGAGGTGGATGAAATGGAGGACGAGATTGGCGTAGGTGGTGCTGGGGCAGTGATTGGAGGAGGGAAGAAGAAGAGGGCTGCCTCGGCTGTATCGTCCCGCAGGAGGGCAAGAGGTCAGGCTATCAGTCGGCTTATGAAACAGCACGGAATGACCCTCGGTCAAGCCAGTAAATACATTAAGGAACACGGTCTATAAGGGGTCTGATTATTTTATTATACTATTATATAGTATAATGAACCAAGATAGTGCTTATCTCTATGAGGATATCAGACCTGATATTCCTCGCAAGGCATATTTTCCCTCTGTTGTGACTGGTATGCCGAGAGCTTTTTTCGGTCAAGGCATTGGAAGCCAAGCGAATACTTATGTTAGTAGCACTCCATTCCACGAGGAGCAAATGCGGGACGCTCGTAAGCGGGTTATGGATAGGTTCCGTATCAATGGTTACAATAACAACAACTACCTCATTGGTGGGGTTCGTAATATGCTACCCAAACCCCAGCCTCAGGGTTCGTTCTCTATGCCCTTGAATACGTCTGGTAACCAGACCTATCCCACTGCTGGTTTCATTAGGGGCGGTGGTGGGTCGTTTAGGACTGACGCAGGGGCTGCCTACGGTCAGCAATTGCTACGCCAGAGAGCGGAACAACTGCGTCAGCTTCAGGCCGTCGTGGAACAGGGAGCGGCGGTTCCCTCGGTTCCTGCTCCCTCTGAGGCTCCGAGAATGGAACCCGAAGAGGCGGACGAAACCGCTTTCACCCTTCTACTGGAAGATATGGAAAGTGCTGTTGTTACCTCTATACCCGCTAACCTTGCGGGTCTCAAATCCTCCATTGACTATCTGTTCGGGGGTATGACTGCGGAGGAGTTCCGTCGCCTCTTTGGTCTTGCTCGTAAGATAGTGCTTGACCTTCCTCGTAGTAGTTTGATTGGATACATAGACCGTATGGAAGACCTCATTGATACATTCGCAAAGGCTATTGAGAGCAGTGAGTTACCTAACGTCATTGACGAAGAGGCTGATTTGGTAGGGGCTACAAAGGCAAGGACGGCTGCTCTCCGTAGGATACTCCCTCTATACAAGACGCTTGAACTCCTTCGTATGGGGGTCGCCACTATCAACCTACAAGAGAAGCCTCGTAAGATAGCTATGAAACAATTTACCAAGCAGATTGCTGGAGCGGGTTCAGTAGCCGCTTTGGAGGAAAGGGTGGATAGAATGGAGGCAAGGCTCTCAGCAAGATTAGACGCTGACGCTGACGAGGCTTATCAACAAATGTATGGAGCCAACGAACAGGACGAAGAGGACGAGGAAGCAGAGGGCATTGGTGCGGCAGAGGCGGGTGAGGACGAACAGGTCGCCGCAGGTATGGCGGTTGTCGCTCCACCCGAGGAAGAGGAGGCTGGGGAACAGGACGAGATAATCCGCCAACTGGACGCTCTTGAGGATACGATTGACTACCTCTTCACTGACTTCCAAGGCAACCTATCCAATCAGTCCAGAAAGGCACTCAGTTCTCTCGGTCGTCTGGTGAATGGACTTAAGTCCAACCCTGCTCGTATCAACAACAGGACTACGGGGCTTATGGGTAGTCTCTCTGAAACCCTTACGGAACTGGCGAACGAGGAAGACGACAACACTCTTGAACTGGAACTTAGAACCGTAGCTCAAATGGCGGACAACCTCGCCCAGTTAATGAGTGCCTCACTACAAGGCTCTGGTTATGGAAAGCGGTTCTATGGGAAGGGCTATGGAAAGCGGGTCTATGGGAGGGGCAATGACAAAGCCAAGGGCAAGAAGCGGGGCGGGGCTATGTCTGAGCTGGATATGAAGGTAGAGCAGGTAGGGAAAATGAATAGTGCTGCCCGTAAAACACACCAGCAAGACCTCGCCTACGGTAAAACAGGACGGGTCACCACCAAGTCCTACTCCAGCGAACGAACCAACACCGGAATGAATAATCAACGCTTTGATAAGAAGAAGGGGTCTAACGTTAGTATGGTTATAACTCAATAAGGACTTAAAGACAATATGGTATGGATATGTATGGAAAGATACGGAAAAGCACGGATTTACCGACTTGTAGGCGGGGGTAAAACATACTATGGTAGCACTTGTGAAACATTGTCAAGGAGATTATCAGGTCATAAAGCCGATTATAAATCGTTCATAAATGGTAAGCGTTCTCACACTATAACTTCGTTTGAACTACTGGAAGAACCAGACCTTAACATAGTGCTTGTAGAGGAATACCCTTGTGAGAACAAAGACCAGTTAAAGGCAAGAGAACGCTGGTGGATTGATAATAATGAATGTATCAATAAACAAATACCTACAAGGTCAAAAAGCGAATGGTATGAAGCTAATAAAGATAAGATAAACGAAAGACATAAGAAATGGTATCTACTTAATAAGTCTAAGGAAAAAGAGAAGCAGAAGAAGTATAGAGAGGATAATAACGACGCTATTAATAAATACAGGCAACAGAATAAGGAGAAGCTTAACGAACGAAAAAGGTCTTACAGACTGAATGTAAAGATTGATAAGATATTTGGTCTTTACGAACAGGAGGACTAAACTGGATATCAGGTAAAGCTTACCTCAGGCATAGGTAAAGTTGTGGTATAGATATTCAAACGGTATTGATACGGAACATTCATTTTTAATTGGTCGCTGGATATATCTTTTTGATATTATTAACAAACTTTCAGGTGTAATATACTCATTAGACCTGAAATCACTCACCTTTATAATCTCTACTATGTATATATGGTGTCATTCACTTTTGAAGTAAGTAAAGAAGAGAAGAAGAAGGGAGCTTTACCCATAGCTATCGTCAAATCCACCGACAAGGACAAAGACCCCTTCCATAACAAGTTCCTCTACCTTGACCCCTCTGATAAGACCAAGAAGGACATAGCCGAGGTTCAAATCCCAGAGGGCTGTCTATTCAACCTCCTACCCTCTGCTGACCCCGACAAGAGGGACGTATTCTACATAGCGGGAGCCTCTGGGTCAGGCAAGTCATACATAGCCAAGCAACTGGCGGAGAACTACAAGAAAATGTATCCTGATAGACAGGTCTATGTGGTATCCAAACTGGCAGAGGACAACACTTTAGATAGTATGAAGGGCGTGGAACCCATACGACTGGACTACACTCAGTTCGTTGCGGCACCCCCTGATATCAACGCCCTATCCAACAGTATGATTATCTTTGACGACTATGACACCATTGAGGGCAAGGCTGGAGACGCGGTTCAGACCCTTATCAATGATATCGCCATTATGGGTCGTAAGCACACAGAGGGGCAGGGCAACGTCACAATGCTATGCCTTACCCACCATATCACTAACTACAAGAAGACCCGTCTATTACTTAATGAGGCCACTCATTTCGTAGTCTATCCACAAGCGACCTCCACTCACGCCCTAACTTATCTACTCAAGACCCACCTCGGATTGGAGCGGGACGAAGTCAAAGCCCTCAAGAGAATGGGTAGGTGGGTGTGTTATTTTACACCAAGATTAAATCATAGTGCTGAATATGACCCAGAATGTCAGATTGTAAAGTTTGTATATCAGGAATTTATTACCAGTAAAGTCCCTATATGATAGATTTATGTACCGTTTCTTTAAGTCCTTTTCGGCTTAATATATATTAGAACCAAAAGGACTTAAAGAAATATCCTTGACTGAGCGATTGGGGGTCGGAGACTTTACCTATAAGGTCATACTTTCTTACTTCATATCCAACTGGTTTCACTTTTCATTACCTATTGCTATGCTATGTTAATAGACCCCCTACGGAGTATTATAAATTTTAGAACTTTACTGATAGACTGATAGACTGATAGGACTTTCGGAAAGTACCCTGACGGGTTTTCAAAATATGGTTGGGGGACTTTCCGAAACACCTATCAGTCTATCAGTCTATCAGGATATTTAAGATTTGGAACATACTCCGTAAGGGGTCTATTAACATAGCATAGCAACAGGTAATGAAAAGTAAACCAGTTGGATATGAAGTAAGAAAGTATGACCTTATAGGTAAAGTTGAAGACCCCCCCAATCGCTCAGAATCAGACCCCATATAGAAAATAATTTCTATATTCCATTCAGACCCCATAATCCCAAAGATATGCCTTGAGGGGTTCTAAGTATTCCAAGTGGAATTGAGTTAGCTCCATTTCAAATGCCTGATTGTTCCCCTGTTTTTGATACTGGATAACCAGTAGGGTCGGTTGGTTAATGAGTTGGACGAGATAGTAGCCCTGAATGGTATAGTAGTCTGGCGGGACTTCACCCCAGTTGAACTCATTGTTATAGAGAGATATGGTTTCTATTATGCTGTTGTGATACTGAGCTATGAACCTATCCACTCTAAAAACAATAGAAGCGTTTCCCATTATATATACTAAGGCAGTCCTTAGTATATAAATAACGCGGGTAAAGTATGACTGATTATGACATTCTTACAATCGTATGATTTAGTCGTCCTCAACGAGGTTCTCCATAATGGCTGGGGTCATAATGTATGTGGAGTTCTGAGTGGTGACGGAGTGTCCCATTTTGGAAGCGTCCTCGGCTTGTTCGGCTAATGCTCCGCCGTGAGCCTCTTCAATGTCGGACATTGTCTTCCCGTATTTGTGTGAGAGGTAGATATGTCGGAGCATAGAGGAACCTACCTTCTTCCCGAGGGTGCGGTTGAGGATACGAGTGATAGTATTGATTTGAGTGAATGGGGAGCCGTCGTAATGGACGAGGAGCGGGACTTGCTTGGACTTGGGGAGTTTGCCCTTCGTTAGTTGAGGGTGATAGTTAAGATAGGTGTCAAATACCTGCTTCAGTTTGGGTGGAAGGTCGGTTTCAACGACCGTTCCATAGGTAGAGGCGGTCTTATAGTCGTTGAAGATAAACTCGGCTCCTTCAATATTATGCTGTCCCTTGTGCTTCCCGTCGGATACAACTCCAATGGATAGGTAGTTCCTGTCCTTAGGCATAGTGTCGCTGTAGTTGGAGGTGACAACCATATTCTGGTAATCCTTGTTCCTACGGGGTGGGTATAGCGTGTAAAGAGAGAGTATCACCCACTGGAGAAGGATATCATACTGGGCTTGGGACAGCTTGGACTTGGGAAAGGCCTCTACAAGGGTTTCCAGTTCTTCCCGCTTGGCGACAATGTCCTCCCACGGAATCCAGTTCTCCTTCTGCTTCTCGCTGACCTTGGGAACCGGTGTATCCTCCAGTTCCTTCAGCATACTCTCATACCGCTTCTTAAGTCCCTTGTAGATAGGCTTGTTCTCCATACCCGTATGATAGAGGGTATGAAGGATAGTGTTGAGATAGGTCTTCTTGGTGGATAGGGCATAAGGAGCAATGATATTGGCTATGTCCTCGTGGTGGCGTAGGAAGCCGAGGGTCTTGAATGGCTTCTTGTTGTTGAGAACGAACAGGGACTTGACATAGTTGTCCGCCGTTCCCTCTGCTAATCCCTTGGAGAGGAAGAGCTTATGGAGTTCAACCATAAAGGCAGTCGGTGTGAGGGCTACAATGCTTGACATTTGGGTTCTTCGTATCTTGTGTATATACTATGTAAAGATAATATATCTTTAAGTTATTACGCGTTAATCATTGTGGTATTACTTAATGAATGGAATAACACAATGACAGGTGGTTTAAGCAAGTATCGCTTACGGGGTTTCAAAGACCATACCCCGATATGATATAGTGGATTGTCTTTAACCCCTATTATATCCCGAAGGGGTGGGGTTACGGGGGTATATCCCCCGAATCAGACCTCAGTTAAAGCTAAAGCTGAGGGTCTATTGGTTCTACTCATAGGTATTTGTATTGAGGGTGAAGGAGGTTCAACCTTCTCCTCGGCACCCACCCGTTCGTCCTCATAGATTTTAATCTCGGATAGTCCATTCGCTTCGGTAGGAGTGGCAACACGACCATTACAGTCCTTGACCTTGATTTTAAATTCTTTGATTATAGGTGGTGGAATTAGAGGACTGATTTCAGACAGTCGTTCGTATGTTTCACGCACCAGTTTTAAAAGGTCACTTGGAGCCATTCGTTCGTGTCTGGGTAGCCCCAGTTCTATTTGAATGAACCTATACAATTTCGCATACTCAATGCTACTTATTCTATGTGCTTCCGCCCTTTTATTCCAGCTGAAGTATGTTCCAATCGTGTTTAAGACACCAACAATAAGTGATAGACAGCCAATCCCAACAGCGGCTCCTCTTTCATTGCCCTCGCCGAACAGTTGCGAACTACCGATACTGAGCGTCCCTGCTATTGTGCTAAGCACTATGACAGGGAGGTCTATGATTGTTGAACGGAAAGAATAGAGTGCCTCAGAGCGTTTATGTAAATAATGATATGCCTGTGACTGTTCCCCAGTAGATTTAAAGAATGCTTCCAAACGATACGACCACGAAACTGACTTAGGAACCTCCATATATATATACGAGAGGATAAACCCCTCGTATATAGACAGTAGAAAATAAATAGGGGTTATGGGGTGGAGACCCCAGTTAGCCAAGATTAACCCACCCCGAGGCACACGGCTGTTCCGCTGCCTTCCTCCTACGCTCCTCCTCCTCCTGTTCCTGACGCTTCTGGTCGGCAAGGAATGCCTCTAATGCTTTGACCTCTCGGCAGCCTTCTTTCTTACAATATGAACGTAGTCCATTATATATACTACTGAGATAATAATGGGTCTATACCCCATTATAATGCCTTGCCTATACACGTCTTAACCTCTGGAACACTCCTATCAACCGCTTGTTGCCTCACCAAAACGGGAGGAGGTGGAACGTCCTCAACTCACCAAAACGGGAGGAGGTGGAACGTCCTCAATAATCATATTGATATTTGTGCTCTCACAGTTCCAGTTCTGTTCGTTCTGAGCGACTGATAGGTTGATAGGTTCTGGGGAAAGTCCCCCGACCTGTTCCCGTCCCTGTTCCTCGTCCAAGGCACTTTCCGGAACACCTATCAACCTATCAGTCGCTAAGGGGGTCTCCACCCCCGAACCCCTTATTCCCTCCTCCTCCAAGTCCTCTTCCTCTTCCTCTTCCTGCTCCTTCTTAATGCCGTGTTCCAACTCCCACTTCTCTTGTGCTATGAACCCAATCAGTTGTTTCAATAGAGTGTCCTTCTGTAGTGAAGCCCATTCCTCAATGATACGACGACCGTTAGCGTCTAAATACTTCTTTACCTCGTCCTCCATATATAAACACTTGACATAATTATTATTCAATGATATACGAGATATTGACGGATAGTTCGGAGTTGATAGGAGCGTTGGAACTGGATAGAGAAACAAGGGCAGCCGACCCTCCGAACTGTCCTAAGGCACGGATACGTCCGCCTCCACCTGTTGTAAAGACCGCCAGACCGTTGATAGTCGTCCCACCTGTGGATAGTGAGAGAGACCCCATAGGGTAGTTGCTTACCTTGATAGCAGGGAGGAGAGAAGAGGGGAACGTCCATTCATAGACAGCACCACTTGCGGCATTGATTACGAAGTAGTAGTTGGCGGATATGACTTTACCATTCCTTGCGAACCACGCCTTGCTAAGACCCGTATCAACACCGAACCCAGTGAATGTAGGATTGTATAGAGCAGAGGGAACGATAGAGGCGGCTATAGAGGCTGATACAGTGTCAGCCACATACTGTTGATTGGCGGCACTTTGTGGAGACGCACCAAGACCCAAGTTCTCAATGCTCTTGCTTGACAAATTGATACCTGTGAGACTGCCTCCTCCTGAGAACTGAATGGAGGAGTTGCTGAGGATACTTATTGCTGTCCCATTCATAACCAATTGTCCCGTCATTGTTCCTCCCGTAGTAGGAACGAATGCTATTCCTCCACCGACGGCGTTATCCACATAGAGTTTGGTAGCAGCGTCGGCATTGTCCGTAGGAGTGCCGAGACCGGTAATCTTGGAGGTTCCCATAGCAATGGCTCCGCTCATAGTCCCCCCTGATAGACGCAGGAACTCGCCACTAATGCCTGTGACGGCGGTATCCACATACGACTTTGTGGCTGCGTCTTGCGGGAGTGCGGGGTTACCGAGACCCGTCACTTTGCTTCCGTTCATATTAATGTCCGCCGCACCTCCACTCGCCATAGTTCCACCTGCGAGGGATAGCTTGGCGTTCAGGAGGTTGTTAAGGAAGTTGCTGCTGATAGCCCCGTCAATAACTAAGTCCTGAGTGACCTTAACACCGTTAAGGAAAGTGTAGTTGCCTGAAACGTCCCCGCCTCCTTGTCTGACCGCGTTGGCGGACAAGTCATTGACCTCACTTGTGAGAGAAGCGAGAGAAGCGTCAGTGACCGCAATCTGGCTTTCAACGAATGAGAAGGAAGCGTCCAGAAGGTTAATGGAAGAGTCAATGACGGATATCTGTCCCTCAATCGCATTGACGCTGATATCCAGACCGGATACGTCGGTTTGAAGGGCGGCAACCTCTGCCTCCAAGATAGAGAGGTCTCGTTCCACGCCACTAATATCTCTAATGTTGAGGCGATAATTGACCGTGAATATGTTAAAGGGTTGCCTACTGGGGAAGAACTTTTGGCTGGTTTCAAGGGCGTTCTCCAGTTGTGACTGACCGTATCCAAAGCGGAACTCACCTGCTCCCTGTCCGAGAATGTTCTGGATTTCAACCACACCATAACGAATATTATCAGGGACTTGAACGGAGTAACCCACCAGTTCAAAACCAGTAAGACTTGGAGGGTCGGAGGAGTTGAGAGAAGGGTCATAGGTGATAGGGTCATATGCGGTCACACGGTTAAAGCTATCGTCATAGAGGGCGAAGCGAATGTTGAACTTAGGCATAGAGTTGGAGACCACGTCAATCCCATAGTTAATGAAGGCGAGTTGTTCCCAGTTGAAGATATCTACAGGAGTGCGTATAATGAGTGGGTCAGAGGGGTTCGCACTGGGGTCTAAAAATAGAGGAGTATAATCGGTGTCTGTAGCACTAATGACCTGTGTGGTAGGGATAGGGAATGTAGCCGTTCCCACATACACAAGCGTATCACTGATACGGGCTGCGTCGTCCAAGTCCGCAGGTTCCCTTGTGATAAGCGTCTGGTCTGTGAAGAATATCTTATTATCAGTTGTAAGGTAGTTCGCTAAACTCATTATATATTATACATAGATATTATATAATGATAGTGATACAGGACAACCTTGCCTACTGTAGGACTGTAAAGGACAACAGCATAGACCTGATATACTTCAACCCGCCATTTGGAACGACGGAACAGGAATGGGACAAGTCCCTACAATGGGAGGAGTTGTTCCCTGAAATGGATAGGATATTGAAACCCACAGGGAACATTGTGATTCATAGTGCTATACCCTTTACCTATGACCTGATACGGCACCGCAAACCTAAATACCATTGGGTATGGGACAAGGGAACAACGGGGTCGCCTTTCCTTGCGAAGAAGCAACCAATGAGAGATACGGAGGAGATACTGGTCTATTTCAAAACAGGAGGCACAGGGTGCTACTATCCTCAAATGAACGGTGATAAGGAGAGGGTCATAACAGGAAGCAAGAAGACGACCTATTGGGGAGGCAGAGGCGGAACACAGAATGAGTATGTGACCGTTGTGAAGGGTAAATATCCGAAACATTTATTACATTTCAAACGCAAGAGAGAAGGGTTATCAACTCGTCCTCCTGAGTTGATAGAGTATATCGTTAAGACCTATACAAAGGAGGGTGAAACAGTTCTTGATTTGGCTTGTTATAAGGGATTAACAGGTCAAATATGTGATAAGATAGGACGTAAGTATATAGGAGTGGATATCAAGGACTGGAATGCCCCACTTACATTAACGCCGCAAGGTGAGCCTTGCGTCCTCGGCGACCCCCAGTGACCGCACCTCCAGCTACACCGAGACCGACCTTCTCCGCCATACGGGCTCCCTCTTGGAGCATTGGGATACCAGAAGCCATTGCTCCCTTCTTAAGCATATCCCGCACGTCGCTTCGTCCAAGCATACCCGCCGCCTTGGAGAGGGCAGTGCCGAGCTTAGACATAAAGCCACCGCCGACCAGACGCTCAAGGTCGCCACGAGCACCCACAGGGGCAGGAGGAGCCGAGATAACCTCCTGCTCCGTAAGCACACCTTTGATAATGCGGGAGCTTCCCTGTTGTGTCTCAAAGAAGCCACTATTCACAGTCATAACGTAGAGAGTGGGATTGACTGCCCCGACTGTCTGGTTGTAGCAGTCAAAGTTGAATTGGAGCGTGTAATTACCGACCACGGAAGGCGCTTGACCCGCCTGAAGGGTAATATCCTTACCCATTCGCAGGACGAGGAAGCCACCGACAAGAGGAGCGTTGTTGGCGTTCTGTATTGCGAAGGCGGCTTGAGGGGTGGTATTCACAACACGACCCAGTCCGCTCCAAGTGTTCCAGTCCATATGAAGACCGTTATCTACGGACATTTGGTAGAGCTGTTGAGTGGTGTGGCTGGAGAGCAGACCCGCAAAGTTGTCAAAATTGACGCTGATACGAGTGATAGGCAGGTAGAAGTCACCCTGAGTATTAGGAGGAGGGATAGAGGGTTTGACATAGATAACAAGCATATCAGGGATTTGAGGGAGAGTGATAGTCTGTGATTGTAGTGTCACAGAGGAGTTGGAGGCGATATTCACACCACTGAAATTGGTAAGGTAGCGAGGGTATTCAAGATATTGGACGACGCTCTTGGGCGGCAGTGCGATATCTAAGCTTGGGGTCAGGAACTGGACGTTGATACGAGGAGACACCCAAGGAGCATTAGAGCGATACTGAGTTCCAGTGATAGTGCGAGTGTTAGCACCAGCCGCCACAGGAGCACTGCGGATAAGGCGAGAAGCCTGTTGGAAGTTGAATACGAACTGGACGTTATTCACGCCGAAGAGACCCACCTTGTCACCGCACTCGTCATTGAAAATGAAGGGGGACAGCACCAAGTTCTCCGTCGCCACGAAGCGGAAGTAGATACGGTATGCTGGTAAAGCATTACCAATGTTGGGGTCGGGGGCAGCAGCGTTCGTCAGCACTGGAACACCATTGACGAAGTCAATAGGGGTGGCGTTGAGTCCGTCAGCGTATGAGCCGTTACCGAGGAGTGCTACACCGTTAGCGTCCGTAAATACGATATCATAGAAGGCACCGTTGGGGACGTTGTCGTAGTCCGTAGCGTCAAAGTATCCGCTGATAGGGTTGTTGATAGCACCAACCGCATTGTTATAAGCCTGATATTTGTCAAGCATAGACGGAGTGGTCTTGGCGAGGCGGTTGTGCTTTCGGTCAATGAGGCGGAGCACCTCATAGAGAACGTCAGAGGTGTTGAGGGTGACCGTAGTGTCGTTAATGGTTGCCGTTGTGGTGGAGAGGAGGGACTGAAGGGGGTATGGGGCAAGAGCACAGTCACGTCCGAAGATAACCACGGGGGTATTCGCCACGGCGGGAGCAGCAGCTACACCAGCAACAGCTACGTCCATACGCATATCAAGACCCGTTCGCCACTCAACCTGCCTATCCATAAACACGTTCAAGCTCGGGACTTGAACGTTGAAGGTCATTTGGGAGCTGGTCGCAGCGATAGCATTGAAAGGGCTGTTGGTAAGAGACAGGGCTCCTTTATCAACCGCAAATGCGGGGCGTTGCTGCGTTATCCTACCATCAAAAACGGACAATTTTTCAATGTCACTCATTGCTTTTTATCCTATATACTATAATAGGATAAAAAAATAAACGAACGCCTCTAATTACCCTTTCCGTAGAACATATATTTTATCTTCCTTTCTAAAAGAATACGCTCCTTGTTCTTCTCATACCAATCACCTTTCCGTTCAGCTTCCTCCTTCTTATGTGTCCTCACATACTCCCTCTTCTTCGCTAATAATGCCTCCCCTTGTTTGGCTCTGTAAGCTCTATCAGTTTCAGCTTTTGGTCGGGTCGGGATAACCATATTGACACATTCATTGTTCTCAATCCACCACCTCTCCCTCGCATTGAGTTCGTCCTTGTTCTTACAGGGGTAAGCCTCTACTAAATAGATATCATAGTCTTCTGTCTCTACACATTTGTATGAGGACATATATCTATGATTTCCTTTCAACCACCTATCTCTATCCCATTTATGTTGTGACTTCCGCTTCCTTAAATCATTACAAGTGCTTCCGTAGTAAGTATGACCCCCACCTACAAGGCGGTATATCTTTGCTTTTGAGTAATCCACCATTCCTATAATGTCCGAAATTGTCTTTAACTCCTTTTCAATTTCAATACTCCCCGTGTCGCATTTCGTAGTCCTTTCTACGGAATAGCATTTTGATAGAGATATTGGAGAGGTTGAAGAGTTCAATGGGGACGAGGTTCCCGTCCAGTCGGTTCTTCCAATAGACCTGAACGTCAATGTTCCGTATCTCTTGTGGGGAGTTGCTTAAATTGGATAGTCTATACTCCGCAGTGGGGACATAAAGGGTGAATTGGGAGTATGAGTAGGTGTTATCAACAGGGATAGTAATGTCTGTAATGATAGGCTGGAAAGCAGATTGAGAACCAGTGGAGGATATGACATTGCCTTCCCCGAACTTGATAGGCTCACCCGTCTGTTCGTTGAGGACGGGTATGAGAGAGCTTACGAACACAATGCTTCCAATGGGCGACCAGAGGGTAGAAGTGCTGATACTTTCCTGATTTACAACCCAGTAGGACGGAGTGTCTGCTATGGCTGTAACCGCGGGGTCAGTAGGGCGATAGATATTAGACCCCAGTTCGTCCCTAACCAGTATCTCATACGCCCATTCATTCTCAGCAGGAATATTACGAGCCGCCAAGTCTCCGCCTAAATAGTTATGAGGGAAGAAAGAGAATAGGCCATAGAGGTTGCTGTTGAAGTATATCTTGAAGTCCTCACTGGGGTCTTGCCCTGCTGACCTACGGGCAATCCCTCCGAACCCGAAGGTGTCGCAGTAGATAGAGAACAGCTTAGTAGAACGGTCGTATTTGAAGAAGGGGGCAGCCGACTGGATAGCATAGGGAGCCAATGGGGAAGCCGTCACCTGTGCCTGTAAGTCCGTAAAGGCGGCAATACAGGCATTATTAACAAGGTTCAACCAATGGTCTAAGCTATAGCAATAGTAGTAGTTGCTCTCAAATGACTGGACGACAACAGGAGGACGAGGAGCCGTCGCAGCCAAGTCCTGAGGTATCCAAATGATAGGCTGAGTGGTGCGGAAGGTCTGGGTGTCGCCTCCATTGGTAAGCGTCAGCTCAAATCCAATGGTATATTCAGTCAGATTGATATTGTTCTGAGTGGCTCCTGTTACAATGCGAGGAATGAATATGGGTAGGGTCTTATCAGACCCGTCCAGAGAGAAGCGGACAATACTAAAGTAGTATTGAGAGGTGTCCTTAATGATAGCTGTATCACGGGTCTCACTGAACCGAGCCAGAGGGTTCGCACCTTCACCCTCGTCGGTTGCTTTGCCGTTGATAATATCCAAGTTGTAATATACCATATCAGGTAGGTCAGGGTCACCCTTAACGTCGTATCTAATGTTCCTTATCATTATAGACTATATACTATAATGATATATTATTCTTACGTATGAGGGGTTATGGGGTGGAGACCCCACCTGAGCGACTGAGCGACTGATAGGTTGATAGGTGTTTGGGAAAGTCCCCTGACGGGGTTCCAAACCGCCTCGCCCTCATAGGACTTTCTGAAACACCTATCAACCTATCAGTCAATCAGGGGGTATACCCCCGCCCGAACCCCTTATTAAACCATAACACTCGTCTTCTCTATATCCTTATAAAGCATACCTCCAGTCCTCTTGAAGGTCTCTTGATAAGCCTCAAGTCCCATTGTCAGTTTTGATATGAGGACTTCCCTATCCTTAGAAGGAGGGAGTTCCCTCACCCTTGTCAAATGGTATTCAAGATAGTTCCTTAATGCTTCCATTACCTATTCAATACGGATTGTCTTTAAATGGTTTGTAATAGTTTAACAATTGAATTGTAATTACAACTATAACAACTTAAAATTAATATACTATATATATACACAGGACAATGACAGACAAACACAAACAAAAAGAGGGATTTGTAATGGTGGAAGAAGGTGGTGAGCGGGAAAGGATATTCAAGGGTGCGATAGGCTCGGCAATTCATATGTGGCTTCTTAAATCCGTAATAACTCCCACAAAAGACTTATCCCCCGTCACTCTCAGACGCATATTGAACCACCTACACATTGTAGCCGACAAAGATACGAAGGATATAGCCGCTGATTGTATGACGACCATAACGAGGGAATTGGGGTTCAACAAATGGACGACAGAGAAGTATGGACGTAACCGCCTACCTTTTACACCTGATAGACTGAGGAGGTTCATTGAATATACAAAGGAATTGGTAAGTGATATTGACTTCGGTGAATTGTGTGAAGCGATATATGGTTCCAATACATTTGACGGTAAGCAAGATTTGGGGTGGGAAACAAATCCTTACCATACAATCATAACGATACTAACAGACCCTTCATTCCATACTATGTTCCACTCTACAAGTGACGTAGATTTACCTTACCAGTATCTACAAACGGAGTTGGACTCATTCATTTACAATTGGCTGACGAAGAACAAGACGTTGCCTGATATCAAGACGGGGTTTATCTACAAGGAGCAGGAGTTGAAACAGCAGGAGGACGAGAAGAAGAAGAAGGCGTTCAAGACCTCCAAGGCGTTGAGAGAGGGCAAGTGTATGATAAATCTTGATATCACAGGCACTGTTGATTTGTCTGGTAACAACTATACACCACCTGAAACTAAGCAGTAATCGGATATACACTCATAACCTATTATTGGGGTCTCCACTGAAGGTCTCCACCTTCACACAACCGAGGGGGTCACGGGGGTATACCCCCGCCCATAACCCCTCATTAGCATTCCATTCTTTCCTTATAGAAAAGAATGGGATATAAACAATGATATAGATAGTCAATTACTTACCCTGTTGTCCTTGGTTACCAATCTCCATACACTTGGCGGCAAACATAGCTATGGCTTCTTTCTCAATCTCTTCAATAATATGCCTCATACCCTCCAGCTTCTTCTTAATAATGTAACTGAAGGTTGCCATAATCTTAATGCGTTGAGGGTGTCTGGAGTAACGAGCCTCCCAGAACCGTATGAGGTCTTCAAAAGTTCCGAACTCGTCGTCTTCATAGAACTTACCGGCAGCCTCGCAACTCCTATCATACTCTGCCTTACCCCATTCAGGGTCGTCAATGTCGCCCTCTGTAATCTTCTCTATGGTTGTCCTATCAATCTCAGCTTCCGTCCATTCACAGTAAGCGTCGTCAATATCCACACGAAGCATAGTGGTGAAGTCAATCTCCTCTATAATGTCTTCATATCCATAAGATATTACAAGAGGAGACCTTTGGATATGAATGTTATTGAAACCATAATGCTTAGCCAATGGAGGAATGATACTGAAAGCAAACCTACAGACCAAATTCTTCAAGTTCTTATCAGTGTTATCAGCCTTATCTGCGTCCTTGAATATAGCCATAATAAGCATACGAGTGAAATGTATTCTAACAAATAAGAATGCCTCCTCCCTTTCAGACCACGCCTTGTCAAAGTCCTCTTCCCAAGAGGTCATTGTCATAGGGTCGGCTTTGGAGGATAATGCCCCACAAATGAATTCTATTTCAAACCTGTCAGCAATACAATCGGTGTCATAATTGTCACCGTGTTGTTTGTTATGAGACTCACAAGCCTTCTTAACAAGGCTCTTCAGTCGTTCAATGCTAACGATAGACGCTTCGGACATTCTATATTGTATATGTTTGGTTGGTAGTGTATCCAGTAGGGCATTAAGACGGATTCAATTGAGGCCTGACCGATAATTATA